AGATAGGCTCAACGATCTCAGCGTGGATAGACTGTTCAATATCCCTAGTGCTACCGCACTCGCACTTAAAAGAATAGATCATAACTTTACTCCTTCATTTATATCTAAGTAACCTACCAACTTATAGATCTTACTCTTGTTCTCAAACTCCGTAGACACTGGCATCACTTCTGTATACCATTTTGGTTCTGGCAAATCCATAAGGTCAAAGGAGTAGACTCCTTGCGGGGTGGAGTTGATGTAGTACGGGATAAGATCACGCTCTGATGCCTGGGTAATAAGTTTGCGGTACTTGATCTGCTCGATCAGCAGGGTGGGATAGTGCGTAGCACGACACTTGAGTTCTATATAGTGACCAGCTTTATCGCTGGTGCAGTCGTAGGTATCAAAGACACCCGGACTCTTTACTAGATCTGGGTAGAGACTCTGCTTTAGATACTCAAATAACTCTGCTTCTTTCATCGGTACGGTGTCTCTCCGCCTAGTTTTGTCTGCAATCTGCGAAGAGAGTTGGTGCATCTACGATCAGCAGTAGATACAGCACACTCTAGAAACGCTGCTATCTGTTGCAGTGTGGCGTTATCGTGATGGCGCATACGCAATACGATCTGATCCTTCTGATCTAATTCAAGGAAGGCTTTCTTAATATCTATCAGGCTAGCCAGTAGGTTGCCACCTTCTGCCGGTGATGATGAGCCGCGAGGCTGACCGTCTCTAATCATCTCTTGTGCCTGCTCTAGTACCGTTCCGTCTATGACGGAGGCAATAACGAAGGGCAGTAGCTGACCGAGCATAAGGGTTTCATAGTATGCCTCATCGCTTAACTGGTAGCCAGACTTGTTGGCCTTCTCCTTGCGAACGTAACGCTCTGCTGCTCGCTTCATCTGGTAGGCAATACGCTTCTGGTTGTACTCTAACTGCTTAGCATCTTCAACACTCATCTGCTCAGTGATGTAAGCATTACGTGTGATAGCCCAAGCTATACACTCCTGAGTTATATCATCCTTCTCCACCCAATGGCTGTAGCGCCGGTGGATTGCATAAGCAACTGACGGCGCTAAGTCATAGACAATCGGGTGTAGTTCAGTCACAGTCAGGTGACTCGACTTCAGGCCAGACATTATCTAAGACCATCATCGCAATAGCAGAATAGTTAAGCAGATCAAGGTATGAGTCACGCAAGGACTCGTTGCTAGGCTTAACGCCTGAGTCAAGCAGGTTGTTGATACGAGCTATCTTATCCCACATACGTACACGCAGACCATTAAGTGGTCCACCTGGTGAGTGAGCAATATTCTTTGGGCCGTAGTCGTGGTGCTTACGAATGAGTAGGTTGCCTGCTGAATCCATAATGCGCCAGACATCTGCAACAAAGGCTTCATCTACCTTGTCGGTGTAGGGCGCAAGAGAATTGTCTCTGCTTCCATATTTATCTCTAGGATCTGAAAGCCCATATGCTGCAAAGTCTGTACCATCTGTGACCATTCTTCTTTACTCACCTTTCAGTTCGCCCACTAGCAGTGCTCTGGTGGCATCTGCACCATATGCTAAATAGTAATCGTTTATATCCATACCAGGTGGCAATGTTACTATGCTTGAGTTAAGTATCTCGTTAGCAACACGCTTAGCAAACTCAGCACCGGGGTTGGATCCATCTTCTTTAATATCATTATCGCCTACAACGTAGACCGTTTCATAGCCAGTAAATAACTTAGGAAAGTGTGGCTTCCAAGACTGCACTCCAGGTACACCGACTGCTGGTATGCCTAGCATCCCGCTAGTAACTACCGCATCTAATTCACCTTCGCAGATAACTATATGCGGTGATAGTGGCAGCACATCTGCCACGTTGTACAGGTGTGCCTTCTGCCCTGTCGGGCTACCGTACTTGGGCTTGCCATCATCTAGCCGACGGAACTTGAAGCCTACGCAACTGCCACCGGCAGTGATGTAAGGGATAGACATCCACCCTGCATACATCTCGTGACCGTTGATCGGATCAGTTACTGTGCCAAGTTGGAACTTAGCTGCTACAAGTTCAGATATTCCACGTTCGTTTAGAGCGACTAGCGCCTCCGGACTTACCTCTTGAGCGTATCGCTGCGCCGCTTCCAGTAGCAATTTCGACTGCGCGTTTGAGGCCATCCTTAAACTCCAAGTTCTCTATGATGCAGACAATACTGACTGCGTTACCACCTTTACCGCAGGTATGGCAAAAGTATAAATTGTTATAAGTATTTATTACAGCAGACCTGCGGGTGTCACTATGCAAGCAACACTTAACCGATACATCTTGTCCTTCTCGCACCTCCCCACCGAAGTAGGAAACGATTGGACCTATGGGGATTGCGTTTGCATCAGCGGAGTTCTTACTCCCGCGACCTTTACCCAACCTTGTCCAGTCTTGTGCTGGCATACACACCCCTTATAGTCGCACTTCTCGTGCCAGTGCGCTGCACGCTTTATATGGTTAGCCTTGTTTTCCTCACCGGCTTTGTAACAGTTAGAACAAATCACGCTGGATCATCCTCTTCGTCTAATTCTAATTCTTCTTCGGTACTTAATATCTCTGATGTGGTGATTTCACCTTCAGGTACTGGCATCTTCTTCTCCTTTAATTTCTTGATGGAGACCCAGGCTTGATCTATCGAAGCGTTGCGACGCTTAACTATTACATAAGACGGCGGTACTTCCCCAAGACCACGTGCCTTAGCATAGTTAAGCGCCTCAACTTGTGCTTCTCTCCAGAACTGAGGCAAGGCAAGAGTTGCCCTGTTCTTGAGTTCAAGGATGTAAGTTTCCCCTGCGATAACAGTAACGATGTCGCCTTCATCCTTAGCCCCAGCTTTAGTCAGACGCTCTGCAATGGCTCCCATTTTACGGAGCCACTTCATTACATCTGTCTCAAACTGAGAACCCTTAGTCTTGTTGTACTGACTCATCTACCAATACAACCTTGTTGGTTTTGTAAACCATCTGACCTTCTTCATCTTTGACAATCTCGACTATGCCGGACTGGATCATTGCATTGAAGAAGTTAGCCAAGTCAACTTTAAGTATGGCTACTTCTCTCTCTACATCGCTCATATTAATATCCTTTACTGGACTATGTATGGTCCTTGGTAACCATTAATTGCATCGTTCTTAATCATAACACCCCACGCATTTTTATCAGATATCTGACAGGCTGCGTAGTTTACAAACAGTGTTGCAAAGTCTTTACCATCTGCAGTGTGTGGCCCAAAGCGGTTCTTCACAGCAGCCACCTTGAGTTCACCATTGGATGGGTCATAGCCAAGCGTTAGGATTAACGCCGGTAACTGACTGACCTTACCGTGGATAGCACGTCTAGCAGGTGGTTTAGATGGTGATCCATACTCACTCTGCTCAGATACGTGGTGTAGCACAAGTACGCAGGCTTCTGTCTTACGTGCCATATCGTGCAGTTCCATCATTATCGCACGTAAGCCAGCCCACTCGTTGTCAGTCTCTGCTGCAACGTTCATTAAGTTATCTATAACTATCAGTTCGGGAGCCTCACCGTATAACTCCACGTATGCTCTGATCTCTAATTCGATATCGTCTAGTGATGGTGACGAATCAAAGACCCATTTAATATGATCGAGTTTCCCAAAGTGTTTATCGTAGTAGTGCTTATTGTTAGATAAGTTTAACTCCACCGATACCTGTGAATGACCAGATGCAACAGATGCTGCTCTCATCATTACAGTTGTAGTATCTGTATCTGCCGAGAAGAAAAGCGTTGATACGTTTGCCTTCATCGCATAGACGAGTGCAAACATAGACTTACCAGCGTTAGGTGCAGCAGCTACCATACAGACCTGTCCTCGACGGAACTTAATCTGCTTTGCTGCTAGCGCCTGCCACACGTCCGGCAATGGTGTTGCTTTGGTAAGCACACCACTCCAAGCGCGGGATAAGTCAAGCAACGTCACTCCTATTTATATTTTTTTGATTGCGTATTCTACTTCTTGCGTTCTCTGAAAGACCGCCCCAAATACCGAAGCGTTCATTCTTTATGCCCCACTCTGCACACTCAGTACGGTGTAAGCAACCATTGCAAATAGACTTTGCTAATGCTGTGTCTCTTGAATTAGATTCCTTTTCTGGAAACCAGAAATCACCACCAACTGTAGCGCAAGCAGGGTTTTCGTATAACCCTGGATCGCGCACCGATTATCTAATCCAGATGGTTTCGCACTTGTCTGTTGCACCCTTTGGTGCAGCACACATATAGCCCTTCCAAGGACCCTTAGCTGATGTACCTGAACGGAAAGCCATTACTCCGTGGCGGCAAGACTGATCTCCACCTGCTGGTGCTGCAACTGGTGTTGCATTAAATGCTGCAGCAACTGCTGCAACTGTTGGTGCTGGTGTAAGTGAAGCGATCTGTTGCCCACCTTGGTTTAGATCCATACCGGTAGCACGAATGTTAAGTGCGTTCATTGCAAGATCTGCAAGACCTGTTTCAAGTTCTGTGACATTTGTTGCATACAGATTGATAAGAGTTCCATCGGCTAACTTATAGTTAACCTGATACTTAGTTGATTCTGGTGCTGACATATTACTTTCCTCCATTTGGTTTGATGTTTAATCTAATAGATTCTTTACCGACAACCTTCGGTACAAAGCCTAATAGTTTTTCTACTTGTTCAGAGTCAACTGTCTCACGACCTTTAACCGTTGTCCAACTGATCTGAATACCACTGGCAGTAACGCCAACGGCTCCCTCGAAGGATGACTTCAAGGAATCCTTTTCTTTCTCCAGCTCTTTGACTTTCTCATCTAACTGTAAGTATTTTAATGCGTGAGTATCTACTTCTGCGTCCTCAATCACGACTTCATTAAGGACGATACGTTCTTTTATTATACCTACGCAACCCATCTCACCGGATGCGTC